GTGCCGGACTTCGTTGTGCGTTTTGGACTGTGCGAAGCTGCCACCGCCACTGTCCGACGTAAGCGTCTGCCCGAGGACTGCCTTGCTGATCTGCTCGTCACAATAACGCGCGAGCCTCTCATATAAATCGGTCGTCGAGGTCTTGTCGCTGTTCTTGAACTCGATTTCCGTGCCGTCCGGGATAATGCCCGCCGCGTCTGTTCCTATCTGGACAAGTGCCTCCATGAGTGCCTTTTTGTCTGCCTCGCTTGCACCCTGTGCGTACTTGCCGAGGCGGAGCGGCATCCCGAACACTTCACAAAAACTGACCCAATCTTTCAAGTCATAATTTTTGAAGAGGTAGCACCACGCGACGACCCTCAGCACGCCCGCCCGGGCCGGATGCCCGGAACGCGCCTTGTAACGGTGGACGATGAATTTATTCTCCGGGAGGAGGATTCCCTCCGGGGCGTCCCTTGTCCTGACCCTGAAATCGTCCTCGTCATCCCAAAAGAAACGCTTTTGATGCCTGCATCGAATGTCGTTGACCATCGTCCTGCCGTCTTCAAACCCCCACATGATCTCAGAGACCGCGATGCCCTTGCCGATCGCATCGAGAAGGTCGAGCATGACGTCCTCAAAGCTCTCGATGCTGTTCAGTTCGCTCTCCACAAACTCGGCGATCTCCTTGTCGCGCTCGTCATCGCTGTCGAAGGGAATGACCTCATAGTCAAGGCCTGTGACTGCGTTCTTTCGTGTCTGAAGCTGTGAGAAAAGGTGGGGGTCTTTCTCCTCCATCTCCTCGAAGAGCTCCGCCTGACGCATGATGTCCCCGGCGTCCGCCTCCTTGAAGATGCTTGCGAGGCGCTGCGGCGTGAGGCCGTTCGATGGATAGCTCGAATATTTGTCTTGTATCTGTGCGACCGCGACCTCGTTGAAGTCCGGCCTCCTGACTGCCAGGGCCGGGGTCTTCAACGCTTGCCACTGTTGTTTGTTCTTCTTTTTACTCAATACCTCGCCCCCTTAATATCCGCCGTGTCTGAATCTGAGTGCCCGGCTGATGACTGATTTATAATCGACCTTTGTCCCGACTGTCACGCTCCGCGCGAGTTTGACCGCCATCTCAAGGCCGTCCGGCGCGTCGTCGTGTGCGCCCATCGGGTACTCTGACATCTGCTTTAAGAGTTCCTTATGCCGCTTCGAGAACTTGATATAGCCGTTTTTCACAAAGGGCTGTAAACTCTGAATCCTGACGTCCTTGTTCTGGACGCTCTTGATTTCCTCGATCGGGAGATATTCCCCGGCCTCAGCGGAGCGTTGAACCATGATGTCCTTGAAATATGCCTGAAACTGTACCGTCTCGACGCCGAACTTCGTGAAGGGCTTTTTATACTCCCGCTTGAGCCTTCGGCTCGTTTCGATTGCGTCCTCGATAATGACGTCCGGCTTGCGCCGCTCCACGGAGGCGATGACAACGTACATATAGCCGCTTTTGGTATCCAGCGCGAGCCCGATGATCGAGCTCGTATCACTCTTGCGGGTCTTACCAAGAGAGGGATCGTTTGCGCCAATAAAAAGGAACCGGCTCTCACTGAAGTCAGGCGGAACTTTTCCGTTGTCATCGTAGAAGTCAAACCACTCCTCGTTAAAAGTGCAATTCTCCGGGTCGATCGGGTCGTTCTGTATCTCCGAATTGAAGGACGCCTCGCCCTCTGATATGCGGATAACCATGAGGTCGTAGTAGGAGAGTTTCGCTTCCCACAAAACTTCAGTCCCTTCGAGCATTTCTTCCCGGTTTGCCTCGAAAAACGACTTTGCGTCCTCCTGCCGAGTTTCGTTCGTGAGGTCTGTGTAGATTCGCTCCCATGCGTCCCATAGCTCCGTATTGACCGCGAAGCTGATGACGCCCTTGTACTTGACCGCCTTATAACTCGGATTCCGGGCGACGTTGGCAAGCAGCGCGTCATAGTGGAGCAGCGTCCCGATATAAACGATGTCCGTGTAAGTGTCGCCCGCTTTGCTGACCGCCTTGTAAAACCAGTTGCGGAGCTTTTTCCGCTGCTCGGTCGTGTTGACATTCTCGTCGTTCTCAAGGTCGTCGCAAAGAATCAGGTCGGGCCTCCATTGTTTATGACGGCGTCCTCTGATTTTCTTGCCCGCGCCGAGCGCCTCGATCTTCGTACCGTTGGAGAGGAGGATGACGCCCGTCTTCCAGACGCGCCCCTGAAGGTCTCCGAAGTCCTCCCGGATGGCTCCGTTTTCCTCGATTTCGGTCTTGATGTCCCCGAGGAAGCCTTCGGCCTGTTCCGTGCTGTCCGAGAGTATAATCTCATAGTGTTTGTAGCCATAGACCCCGGCGTGAATCGAATCTTTAAACGTGAAGGTCGTCGACTTCGCGTGACCTCGGGGGGCCTCGATTGCCCTTCGGCATCCCGGGGCCCGGTCGATCGCCTTCGCCTCTGCGAGCGGATTCTTGCCCTTGAGGACGCCCTCCGCCCATATCCGATCGAGCTCCCCGTGAAACTCCGGGGATTCCCGGACGAAGTAGTGCGGAAGATAGGCCCGGCCAAAGTATTCCAGATCGATCGCCCCGAGCTTTTTCCTGAGTCCCTTCTCCCCGGTGAGGGCTGCTCCCTGTTTATAGTCCCGGAGGAGCTGCTCGCGTTCCTTCTGGCGATCGGTTCCCCGGACGACATACTCCTCGAAAAGTGTCTTCTGATATTCCCGGTTTGCGACCGCCTCACGGTCTTCCGGCTCCTCGAGCTTCTCGAGGTATTCGTTCAGATCAATCGCCATCCTTCAGCACCTTCTCCCTCGCCCGGCTGAGTATCGAGTGCAGCTCCTTCGAAAGCTCCGGGTCTTGCTTAATCGCCGCCATGAGCTCGGCCTCGAGCTGCTCGAACGCAAGCTCGGACTTCTTCTTCATGTCCTGCCGGGCGCGCTGCTCATAGGTCTCCGTCCTAGAGAGGGAGGCAATTAAGCGTCCTGCCTTATCGAGCGGCATCTCCTGAAACTCCTCCTCGGCAGTACTGACCCGTTGCATGAGACCGTCCATAAGTACCATCCGTGACGCTCTGGTATAGTCAAGGTCAGGATTCTTTTCCACGGCTGCGGCGATTGCCTTCGTCTTCTCGAGGGTCTCTACGACCCGCTGCGTCGCCTGATTCGCCCGGATCGCATAGCGCCCGACCGCGCTCTTGCTGATCTCATAGCCCTCAGACTTCAGCCATTTCGCGATTTCCTCGTAGGTATTCGATGTGTCGAGGAGCAGCTCGTCAAGCTGTTCTTTGACCTCCTCCGGGAGCTGCGTAATTTTCGAGGAGATTCGCGTGCGTCTCCGCTCCGCCATTAAACATCGACCCCCGGATCGTCGGTTGTACCTTCGACAAGGTCGACCCCTTCCTTCGTGAGCTTGATGACCGCGTCTTTGCGATAGGCGTTATAGGCTGTCACGCTTTTGTCGGTAAACGTGATATAACCACCCTCCTTCAGATAATCGAGATGCTTTGAGATATCCGGGGAAACGATCATCCCGTCCGCAATCAATGAGTTTGTAATCTGCTTTACGAGGAGGGTGTTCTGAAACCCCTTGACGAGGGAGCGTACAATATAACCCCTAATTGCTTTATTTCTGCTGACTTCGGCTTCCATGATCTCGTCCATGCCTTACCCCTCCTTACTGCCGGAAAGTAGCCGATCCAACTTTCCGTTAATGTCGCTCATTTGTTTATCAACGTTGTTCATTGTGCGGACGTAGTCTTCCCGGGTGACATAGACGAAGGGGAGATCGCTCTTTAAGTCGTCGAATTTCTCCTTCATCCGTTCCAGCTCGGAACTGTGCCGCTCCTCGAGCCGCTTAATGTCGTCCGCATTGTGTTTGATTCCGTTCTTCAGCTCCGCGATGGAGTTTTTCACGCTCCACCCCACAAGCCCGAGGGCGATCGTGATGAGGGTCTGAAGGACGTACATAAGAATTTGACCCGCCTCCATGTGTTCCCCCTTACTGACCCGTCTCGGCCTTGAGCTCAAGCACCTTGACCTCAATCAGATTCGAGAGATACTCGTCGAAGCTGCCAAGGTTCTCCGTAATGACCTTCTGAGCCTCCGACCCGACCTTGCTCTTAATTTCGCTGAAGGCAATCTTTGAAAGTGAGGTGAGTTCCTCCCGGTTAGTCTTGCCGTCCTTTACTGCCTCCCGGATCGCCTTCGCGGTCGTCTGTTCGATTGCCCCGACCGTGACCCGTGCGAGGTTCTCCACATCGTCGAGAGCATCATCGAGCTGCTTCCTGAGTTTCTCGTCTTTGAGCTGCTTTGTTTTCTCGTCAAGCCACAAGCCACCTTTGCGGATATAGAAGAGCCCAAAGGCCCCCAAGAGGGAGATGACC